GAATTTAACCGACTTAACTTGTTGATTAAATTCAAACTCATTCCACCCATGACGGAACTTCGGTTGTGAGCCAGATACTTCATAACTTAATGGCGTACCATTTTTGAATGTTTGCACACCATCATATTCAATCTTGTCACCTTTTTTCATTTTGATATTACGAATTGTCATAACATCAGAATGTGTCATAGTAAAAGAAAAGTTTTCTGTATCTTCCCCTAAGATAATCGTCACTTTCTTATACATATTAAATTGGTCATTATCTGCTGTACCATGATAATAAATAACGTTGTTCCATATATTTGTGAATGAGTAAATACGAGAACTGTCTTGTTCATCGAAGGGAATAAGCATATCATTCGACCATAATTCTTTATCTGGACGTTTCTCTAAATCAAGAGACGTGCCAATACTTTCAGCAAATGGAATTTCTGTCGTTTCAAATACTAATTCAAAACTAATCTTCTTACCATTTTCTTCTGGTACGATAACATCAGCATTTTTAACTTTATAACGTTTACCATTTACATAATAATTGTCGTTAAATTCTTCATGATCTAGCACAAGATTGTTATATTCGCTTATTTCCTGATAATCGTTTTCTAATGGCTCAATAAAACGATAATTTAAAGGGACTGTTCTTCTTAACTCTCTAATCCATACTTCTTCAGTAGAATTCGTTAAGTTGTAGAACTCGTCCCTTAATCTTGCATTATCATTTAGCTTTGTAGAATTTACATGACATTTAACATTTATTTTACGTTTACGATACTGACTACTTAAAAGAATACGACCACTCGTGTTTTCTTTTGTTTCGTAATTATCTTCAATTTCCATACTTTCGATAATTACATCATCGACGACAAAACCGAAGTCGCCCAATGTATATCGTTGTCCGTTTTGTTTTTTTATCTCTAAGTCCATTGAACGACCTCCTTAAAATGTGAATATTGCATCACGATTTGCGTTTTGTTCATTGACAATAGCAGCTAATGCTTCATTATCAACATCCATTTCAATGCGTACAACACGTTGCGATGGATTTGTTTTGATATTGTGTGTATGTTGCACCTGAGCGTTCATATTAGCGCTAACTTTCTTCATGTTGGCAGTTATATCCGGAATTGCTAAATTACTGTTAAATGCGTCTGTAATTGATTGAGCCATACTACCCATACCACTTACAACGTGACGACCTTCTTTTTCAATTCCGATACCTAGACCTTGTGAAACGTACTGACCAATGCCTTTAAACACTCGTGATGGTGAATGAATTCCTAATGCGCTTTTAGCTGCGTTGACTGCGCTTTTGGCTACGTTTCTCGCTGCGTTGACTACCCATGACATTCCGTTCATGATACCTCGAACTAAACCACGCATTAAATCCATTCCGGCACTAGCAAATTGACCAACAAAGCCAACAATTGTGCTATAAGCACGTTGCATTCCAGATTGGACTTGTGAAACAGCATTAACAAAACCACTAATCACGCTAGAAACGAAATTAGACATGGCACTGACAATTCCTGATACCCATTGCGCTCCACCAGAAACAACTTTACTATACGCTTGTTGCATATGTTGCCATACAGATTGAACCACTCGCATAAATCCATTAGCTACTTGGCTAAAGAAATTAGAAACAGTTGATCCAATAGAACTAACCCATTGTGAGCCAATAGAAGTAATATGTGACCAAGCTTGACGCATCCAATTAGCAACACTTGAAGCAACTTGACCAAACCACTGTGTCACACTCGACCAGATTTGACTAAGAAATTGAGTAGTAGACGACCATATTTGTGACCAACTTGAAATGCTTGTACCAAGTATCGAATTTAAACTTGCGAATATAAACTCTGAAATTTGAGTGAAAATCGACTGTACCGCAGTCCAAATAGTATCAAGTACGTTTGTAAAAGTCGTTTGTAAAGTCTGTAATGCGCCAGAAAAGTCACCAGTAATTAACTGAATAAAAGCAGTAAATAAACCAACTATTAACTGAATTACAGATGATACGATTGCGCCAATTGCAGTGAAAATTACAGATACGGCAAGCCACAAGCCTTTAAATGCTTCTACTAGGAAATTAATCGCTTGAACGACTACTACGCCTAAAATTTGATTAACCATATCTCCAAATTGTTGAAAAATTGGCATTAAAGGTTGGATGGTTTGCATGATATTGTCATATAACTGCCTAAACCAATCAATTACCGATTGGATAGCTCCACCAATCGTACTAGAAATTACATCCCATGCGTTTGTGAGCGCTTCTCTCACACCTTCATTCGTGTTCCATAACCATACAAGCACACCAATTAAAGCACCGACTATCGCAATTACTATGCCTACTGGACCAGATAACGCTGTAAGTACGCCACCTAAACCTTCTATAACGCCCATAACAATGCTAACTATTCCACTTAAACCACCAAATGTTGAAATAAGAGGAATAATTACTTGATTTACAAATATGAACGCTGGCGCTAATGCCATTAACATTCCAGCTAACGTTGCTACAATTCCTATAATCATTCCAATAATAGGATTAGCTTCTGTCAACTTACCTATAAATTCAGTAATAGCTAACGCCACATCTAAAACTACTGATGCTAATGGAGCCATAGCTACACCGACATTAATAAGAATGTTGATGATATTACCTAATAGTTGGATAAGTTTAGGTCCGTTCTCTTGAACGTATTCTATAAATTTCTTAAATCCATCACTTTCGGCAATTGTCGCACTCCATTGTTCGAATTGCTTAGCCATATCTGCTAAACCTTGTAATACTAAATGAGTGTTAGGAGCAAATGCTTTCATTAAGTTGAATATACCTCTAAATGTTGAGCCGAATATCTGACCTATTAATGGCAAATTCTGTTTAGTGTATTCAATGAATGATTTAATTGCATTTTGTCCTTCAACTGACTGCGCCCACTCATTAAATGCTTGTCCCATTTTCTTAAAGCCTTGTGATACCCACTCGGCTAATGGAGCAATTTGTGTAAGCACACTAACTAAACCACTACCAAATGAGCCTGCAGCGTCTAACATATTATTAAATATTCTTACGCCAGTTGTACCCATCATCTCAAAGAACTTTTGTGCTACTTGTGAGTTTTTAGCCCAATCAAGCATTTTGGCACTTGCTTGTTCCATTCCTTTAGATACGCCATTGATAAATGGTGTAAGTCCGGCTAAAGCAACTTTAGCAGTATCAATCGCATTTGCTAATGTATTAAATATCTGCGCTTGATTTTGTTTGATAAGGTCTGCCCATGCATCTTTTAAACTTTCTAATGAAGCCTCGTAACGTTCTGTTTCTCTAGTTGCTTCTAATGTGCCGTCAGATAACATTTTTAAAGCACTGATTCCCATAGCACCAAATGCTACTGCACCAGCTCCAGCTACACCAAATGCACCAGCTACACCTAACGCACCACCAGCAACCACGCCTAATGCGTTCAATACTGCCATTAATGCTGGCACTACACTTGCTATTGCTGGAACAAGTAATGAAATATTGGCAAGTAACGAGCCTTTAATCATATTACTGAAAACAGGTCCGAATGATCTAATATCATTTGCTAAGCTATCTAATGAATTACTGTAATCTTCTAAACCTTTGTGTAATTGTTTAAAGAAAGCTATTGCTGGATTTCCATCTACATCAAGCCGAGTACGATGTCGGTTAGGAATAGAACGTAGCATAGCTTTAAACGCTTTTATGTGAGCAATAGCCCCTGCGCTATCAACTTCAAGATTAGCTTTAGCTTTTTGATGAGCGAAGTCATTTAACTGTTTCTTAGCCATTTTGATATGTTCTCTTGCTCTAGTTGCATCTGCATCTAAAACTGCTGAATACTTACTATCATCAATACCATCTAGGTTATGTTGTAATTCAGATATATGTGTAATAGCTTTTCTAATATTCACATCTGCATCTGCTTCTGCATCAGAATTATCATACATATCTAAATACTTCTGAACCTTCTTGATGTTTGCAGTAGCTTTAGATACATCAGCGTCTAACTCTGCATCACCACGATAAGCATCGAATTTTTCAACTAATGTCTTAGCTTGTGCGACTTTTTCTCTAACATCAGAAATATCTGCGTCAATTTCAGCATCAGCATGAGTGTTGTCAAAGCCTTTTACTGCATCTCTTGCAGCTTTAACTGCTTTCATTACTCCAGAAGAATCGCCATCTAATTTAGTATCTTTGATTGATTCTTGCGTTTTCTTGAAGTTTTGAGCCACTTTCTTAGCTGATTGAATAGCGCTTTTAAACTTACGTGTATTCGCCTCAATCTGTGCTTTAATACTATAATTAGCCTCTGCCACGTTATCACTCCTTTCTTAAAGAATTGTTATGACTTGCAATTAATTTAAGTAAGTCGGAAGGTGCGCTGGTATCTCGTTTAGAGTCAGAACCATACTTAATACCTTCACCTTTATTTAAGCGCTTGATATTTTCTTCGTAATCTATGATGTCGTTTGCACTTTTGAATACGTACTCAACTTCACCTTTTTTACCACCACGTTTTTTACGTTCAGCTTGAGCATCACGTATAGCAAAAGCGAGTTTGTACATTTCCATATCTTTATCAAGTTGTTCGTATTCATAAGCCCACATACGATAGTTAAATTCAGTTAACGTCATCATTTCTATGCGTTTTAAGTCATATATCTTGAGTTTGCTCATGCATAGTACGATGATTTTTTCGTATGTTAAAGGCTCATTTTCTATTTCTTCTTGTTGTCTTTCTTCGCTGGTTTGAATCTGTCTGGCACTAGGCTTTGGGTTGAAGGTCTCTTTCCCAGTGTCTCCACTAATTCTTCGGCAAATTCTACTAAACCTTGATTTTCAGCAATATCATCTAGAACATCTAAAACGTCGTTTTCAGTAGGATGTTTTTTATGATGTGATGTCATAGCTATAATGTATTCACCTAAAGTAATTGGATTTCCTTGTAACACAAAAGGAATTGTAGACTGTAAGCCCATTCCAAATTTCATTTGTTCTGCTTCAACACCTAATTTTCTATCAATAGCATTTAATGCTTTAAATCCAAATGATAATTCTAATTTTCTACCATTGTAAG